TTGGTTTTTGTCTATTCTTTTGTTTGGTCCATGAAAATTGATGTGGTGAATATACAACCTTACATATAGTATTACCCCACCGTTTTGTCTTAAGACGGTTGTACGTTACCTGAGCCACCGCAATTTTACCGGCATAGTCCTCAATGCCAGCTTCATAAAAAATGTTATGTTCCAGACAGCGCATGTCTGCTTTGGATAGCTTCAGTGTTTCATTGTTATTGTAAAATACGATTTGATTTTTGAGCGACTTGTACGGTAAAGATGATACATTAACTTTGTATACTTCAGGTCTGTACTCAAGCGGATGAATATCAAAATAAGCAACGGAAACAACTGCAGCGGTAGCCGCAGTACCAAAAAAGTTTGCAATTAAAGTAAACACTATTAACCATGCTCCTTCATGTATTTTTTGTATAGAGATTCTTGTAAGCGATATGCTTGTCGTTCCCAAGGTTGATTTGAGTAACTTGTTTTGGTATGATCCTTACCTTTCCATAGGGTTTTGCATTTACCTCGAGTACGGTCAATCAACTCACCTTTGGCATACTGCTTGACATGAATGAGCTCATGAATAACTGTTTTGATAATATTTTCATTATCCATTTTACCGTTGATAGCAACTTCAAACTCACGTGGCCTGTATGTACCAAATGTACAACATATGCCATCAACGCCACAATGATCTGCTAGCTTACGATCAATGATGACTTCAATTGACAGTGTTTTGTACTTGTCAAAATACATGGGACGCAAAAACTCAACAACCGACTCAATGAGTTTACGTTGTTTTTTGTTACCGCCTTCAATAGTTAACTCCATAGGTGTACCTTATACTTTACGTAATTTATTATTATAACACATTTTTCGAAATTTGTTGTTGTATTTTTGCAACAAATTTGAGGCATTTTTAGGGATTTCAATATCAATCCAATGGTACAATACAGGTGGAAGTTTACAGATCCTCTACAGGACCCATAAACCTCCCATATTTTAGGCACAGAGTACGTATTCTGCCAAACCCTTCCAGTCAGCTTCGTTGGTAGAACGAATTTTTGTAACAGAAATGAGCGTACGGAGTGAAATTTCTTTAGCCGTTGACTTCAGCTCACGAATCAGATCAAGAGCGTCGTTCTTGCAGTCCATGTCAAACTCAGGCATGAACTCAGGAGACTTAGCAATGAATGCCATACGATCAATTTTCTGATCGTCAGTCATTGTCAGATCAATCATCATTGAGCGGCTACGAATAGCTTGGTCGATACGAGACTGATCGAGGTTCGAAATGAAGATAATACGACCAGTGAACTCAAATGAACGTGGAAGATCTTCGTCACGGAAGTCTGCACGCCATGAAATGATACGACGACCATTGGAGTCAAGAGCACCTTTCAAAAGGTTCAGTGCAGTTGCATCCTTAAGAACATCGTCGCAATCGTCAAATACGATAACTGAGTTGTTCAGCTCGAACAGCGTACGATACAGACCTTTAGGAGTCGAATAACCTTTAACCATCGTATAGGTTTTGGTTTTGTTAATGACTGCTCCAGCTTGAAAGTCAGCCAGGTTTGACAGGTCAGTATAACCTGCAGCTTCAAGAGTCTTTTGAACAGTGTAGGTCTTACCAAGACCACCCTGACCAGTGATAATAGCCGAAGCTTGTACACCAGTCGAAACCATCTTAACGAGCTGTTCAACAAAGCCAAAGCGCTTGTTGATGTCAAACTTGGTTGCAACTGACTCTTCGACTTTACCTTCAGCCATGTTCATGATGGTCTGAAAGCTTGCTTTAGTACCAGTCAACTTACGATACATATATTCGATATATGCAGGCTTACCAGTGTTGAACTTTTTGCCATTGATAGAGCAAGCATATTTAGCAGTGGATTTGTTGTAGTTGATGGTAACATCAGCTGAAGTCATAATGTANTACTCCGTTCAATCAATCAATAATTTATTGTATTCTGGTGNCTGGTAAATGTCAACAACTTTTTAGTGGTTGTTGCACAAATACAACATATGTTTTAGTTGGGTTGACATTGTGTAGCTCCGTTCAATCAATCAATAATTAATTGTATTGCAGCTACCAGAGATTGTCAACAAAAAAATGATGCTGTTGCACAAATACAACATAAATCTGCAACAGCATTTTTGTTGTATTTTTACAACAGTTTACTGTTCTGTATATTGTTCAATCAGTGGGAATATTTCAGCAATAACCTTAGCGCATGCTCGTGCAATTTCCATGTGTTCCTTTTGGGTTCCGTTGCCTGACCGAAGTTCGCAATAATGAACCCATGATCGGAGTGTGCCATTAACGTACATACGTGACACCGTATTACCTTCTGGAAGAATGGCACGCGCTTGTTCTTTTGCAATACCTTTTTTGATAGCCTCAGCATAGGATTGTTTAATCATCCAAAGTAAACGACGTTGTTCGTCAAACCACCATCGTGCAAGTTGAGGATCCTCCACCTCAATAGAGTTTTGTCGGTTTTTTGTATCCTGTAGTCGAGCTTCACGAATTTCAAACTCAAGATCCTGAGTTGGGTCTGCATAACGCTGACTAAACTCTTGAAAAGAAAATGACCGATGACGCAAAAACTGTCGTGCAATGTCTCGAGTGGTTTCAACTTCAAGGCAGGCAGAGGTCATTTCTAAAGGTGACCAATGCTTATGCTTAACAAGATAGTTAATTAACCTATCTGCAGTTTCAGTGTTCAATTGGTTGGAAGGATTTGATACACGAGCACAAAAGGCAATTAAGTCCTGTACATTTTCAATACCGTCATTAAGCAATTCATCAGATGGTTTTGAATAACTAATCAATTTTACTTTCATATTGTATCCTATGCTGCTAGAGCTCGTGCCAAATAACCGAGCTCTTCTTCTGTTAAGTAATATGTGTTTTCAGTTTTTACCTTATCACATTCCTGAACAAAAACAATTTCATAAAGATCATTTGGTTTGTCGCATTTGGTTTTTGTAAAGCTAAGCTTACAGTCTTCCTGGTTTTTGACAATGATCATAATTTGATTACTAGTCATCCTTGAACTCTCCATAACACATAACCCAGTTTTCTACGCAGTCATTTGCATAGTCCTCAGTTACATCAACAAGTTTACGCGAATGAATAAGCTCATCGTTTTTGTACATATCAATGATTTGATCTTTTGACGTTTTACTTTTATAAACCATCGCGTGTCTATTAGTTTGAGCATTCATAAACTCGCTCATAAGTTCGTAGCCTTCCATATGTGTATGCATGATTGTATAACTCCCGTCCATGTTGTCAACCCACTTTAATTCGTCTCCTTCTTTGAATCCAGATGCTTCAAGGATTTCATCAGTCAACTCAATAAAGCATTCTCCGTCACCGTTTTCTGTAACATCAAGTTTCCAGCTTTTTGTCATACCTTAAATCCCTCAAAGTTTTTACCTTCGGTTTTTATTCTCGCCCCCGATGCAGACTGATCGAATACAGGTACATCTTTCACAAGGGTTTGCGCTGATTGTTCGACATCAAAGAGTTTCATTCGAGCTCTGTCAACACCGACAACAAAACGCTTATGATGAGTCGGATCATTGTANCGATTCTTGAGTTGCTTTACCATGATTTGTCCTAGTTTTTCGAGTTCCTCAGTCGATACGAGAGCAAACATAAAGTCAGCGGTAGCAGGCAAACCAAATGATTCAGATGTATCCTCAAGACCTACATCAGTATTACTAAAACCTGAGCGAGTTGTTTGTGTTGCAGAAAAAATAGGTACATTGAACTCAACGGCTAACCCACGGATTTCTTCTGCAATTGATTTAATATATGAGTAAGTATTGATTGAACCACCTAGGCCTTTCATACGGCTTGAAGAACAAATGTTTAGGTAATCAATAAAGACAATATCAGGAACAAAATTCTTTTTGAGTTTAAGCTCATTCAATAGCGCTCGGAAATGACCAACGTGAGCAGAACCTGTAGGATATTCTTTGACAATCAACTTACCGACATTGCGTTGAGCAATTTTAGCAATTTTTGACTCAAACATATCTTTGCTTATTGTTTCAAGTTGGTCGAT